GGAGGCGGCCAACGGTGACTTCGAGCGCGTGATGGCTGACCTCAAGGCTCACAACCCAGCGGCCTACGCCAAGCTACTCAACGATGCGGCCATGAAGGAGGCGGAGCGGTCAGCCGAGCGGGGCCACAGCGGCCTGTGCGCTGAGTGTGGTGGCGATGTGGTACGCACCGTGCTCTCGGTCCAGTTCGTGGACGTTGGGCCTGACCATCCAGCCAAGCAAGAAGCGTGCCAACTCGGCCTGTCAAGCGACATAGTACCAAGCGAGCCCGCCTAGCAAGAACCGTGCCAACTCTCGGGCCAGCCGAATGGTAATAATTCACACTCTCCGGCCTTGACAGCGCGGGACCGGGTGGGGCCTTTTCAGGGACCTATAGGTTTCTATATGATAGTACTATATACTGCCCCACAGTCCCGGTCGGGCCCTATGGCCTCCCGATTTTTTTTTTCGGGGATTTTTAGGAGGCGTTGAGAATGACTCTCATCTTTGAGAAACTGCTAGCTCTCGGCGTCAGCTACATCCACGCGGTAGCCATCACGGCTAACATCGCGGTCGAGACGGACTGTAAGTTCGACCCGGCCCTAGAACAGTACAACAACGGCCCCGGACGGGGTCTCCTGCAGTTCGAGCCCTATCCGGGCCTAGGCGGTTCGCTCGCCGCGTATAGCGAATTGGCCGACTGCAGGCTCGATTCGGCCGACTGTCAGCTCGAATGGCTAACCGCCAGCTTGAGTGGGTCGTACGCCGCAGGCACCGACTACATCGGTCGGTCGAACGTTGAACAATTTAACGCAACCACGGAGGTCGCAGAGGCGACACGTGCGTTCTCCGAGCTGATCTTACGGCCCGGCAAACCCCACATGGACAGACGGCTAGAGGCCGCTAGGGATTTACATGAGTCACGAGGACGACATTATTGTAAACGTTGAGACACCACTCGCGTTTCAGGAACTCTACCGGCCCCACCGCTACAAGGTGTACTGGGGCGGCCGTGGTGGAGCCAAGTCAACCGCAGTAGCCGACGCTCTGGTCACACAGGGCATGGTTAAGCCCTTACGTATACTATGTACGCGTGAGAAGCAGAACTCGATTAAGGAATCGGTACACGCCCTTATCAAGGGACGCATCGAATACCACAAGCTAGAGGGATGGACGGTAACGAACCAAGACATCCGCCACGAGAACGGCACCCGTTTCTTCTTTATGGGCCTCTGGAACAACATCGACAGTATCAAATCGGTAGACGGTGTAGACGTCTGCTGGGTAGAGGAAGCCAACACCGTATCGGATGCCAGTTGGCAGAAGCTAATCCCCACCATTCGTAAGCCGGGGAGCGAGATATGGGCAACCTTTAACCCAGAATTAAAGGACGACGCGGCGTACCAACGCTTCGTACTCCACCCACCCAAGGACGCGTTCGTCAAGAAGGTGAGCTGGCGGGACAACCCGTGGTTCTCCAACGAACTGATGAGCGAACTGGAGCACCTCCGCGAACTAGACGAGGAGCTGTACAAGCACGTGTGGGAAGGGGAGCTGAAAACGTACGCTGACGGCGCTATCTACCAAAAGCAATTACGCAAAGCACGCAACGATGGCCGCATCTGCAAGGTGCCGTACCAAGAAGCCTGCGAGGTTCACACCTTCTGGGATCTGGGACGCAACGACGCTACGGCTATCTGGTTCATGCAGGAAGTCGGTAGGGAACACCACTTCATCGACTACTATGAGGCAAGCGGAATAGATTTAACCCACTTTGCCCGCGTGCTCAAGGAGAAGGATTATAACTATGGTAGGCACTATCTGCCTCATGATGTTGTTGTTACTGAACTTAGTAGCAACCGTGGATCACGTAAGGAGATCCTCGAAGGGGCGGGAGTTCGACCTATCAAGGTCGTCAAACGAATCCACCAAGTGAACGACGGAATCGAGCAGGCGCGGAAGATGTTCCCGATCTGCTGGTTCGACGCTGAGAAGTGCGAGCGGGGCATAGACGCCCTCGCCAACTACCAGTACAAGTTCAACGAGGAAACCAATACCAACTCCCTCACGCCCCTGCACAACTGGGCGTCGAACGGAGCTGATGCCTTCAGGCAGTACGCCCAAGGGTATCGCACACGCGCTGAGGTAGACTTCAGCGACTTCCAAGTAAACCAACGTATCTTCGAGTGAGTCAGCGAGTGGCAACCACGAAGCATAAAGGTGAACAATGAACCCATTAGTAAAAACTCTCACCGCTCAGGTCACAGAGTCGGACAGTTCGCTGTTCGGTGTCAAGGACCAGATGGAGCGGAACTTGCAGTATTATGCTTTGGAGCCCCTCGGCAACGAGCAGAAGGGCAGGTCACACTACGTCTCCCCTGACGTACACGACTATGTCGAATCCAAGAAGGCGCTGTTCAGTCAGACGTTCCTTGCCAACCGCCAAGTAGTCAAGTTCTCGTCAGATGACGGGACCGACGAAGGCGCGCAGAAGACGGCATACGTGAACGCGGTGCTGAACCGCCACGACAAGGAGCAGATGTTCCACGACCTGTGGCACGACGCCTTCCTGACGAAGCGCGGTGTACTGCTTGTCGAGTGGATGGACGACACGGCGGAGGAGGTCATCAACGTACCTCAGCCGATGACTCAAGAGATGCTGATGGCGCAGTTCGCCAACGATCCGACGGTACGAGACATTGACACATCGCAGGCGGCGCTCAGCGTCCTGCCGACGGTGGGTCCAGACGGAATGCCACGCGAAGTGGTCACTATCTCCGGGCCGGTGACGGTCATACGAGATGCAGGTGACTTCAACTTCACGGTATGCCAGCCTGAGCGGTTCTACAGAGACCCTGTAGCCAGCTCGCTGAAGGAGTCTATGTGGGCCACCTACATGGACCAAGTACCACGTGGCACCCTTATCAACATGGGATACTCCCGTGACGCGGTAATGGGTGTGAAGGGCGACCGCAAGTATGGCACCGACAACGTCGAGTTCTCTCGTAACAGCCACGACGGATCATACGTCAGTAAATACAGAACGAACCGTACCGACGACCAAGAGCTGGTCGATATGTACAAGACGTGGACATGGATAGACTTATCCGAAGCTGGAGCTGAATACGGGGACTTCCCGCAAGAGACCCGGCTTTACGAGATCCACTGGGCTGACAACGAAGTACTGATGTGGAACGACGGTTCCTACGCCATCCGCGAAGTCGAGAAGGGTGAGTACCCATTCTTCGAGTGGTCGGAGCTTCGTATCAGCCACTCTGCTAACGGAATGTGTGGTGCGGACGTTGTAGCCCACAGCCAGAAAGTCAACTCTGTGCTGAAGCGTGCTATCATCGACAACCAGAACATCCGAAACAACTCACGCTTTGAGGCAGTGTTCGATAACCTGCTGAACCCGCGTGACCTGATTGACAACACTACCGGTGGCGTTATCTTCTCCGAGCAGATCGGCTCTGTAGCACCCCTCGCTACGCCTGAGCTGTCTCCGCTGACGATGAACGTACTCCAAGTCATGAAGGAAGACACAGAGGCCCGTAGTGGCCTGAGTAGCTTGACCAAGGGCATGAACACCGCCGTCATCACGCAACAGAACGCCACCGACATGATCGAGCGGCTGACCAATGCGGCTGGCTCGCGGCCCAGCGCTGATGCGAGATCCTTCGCTCAGACGTTCCTGATCCCGCTGTTCAAGTACATCGTATCGTGCGGCAAGCTCTACGACCAGAGCGTATTCCAGACAGAAATGTCGGGACGCGCAGTCACTGTTGCGCCACAATCGTGGCAGGGCGACAACGACCGGCTGGACGTTGCAGTAGCACTCACCCCCGAGGAAGCCGAGAGCCACGCTCAGAAGCTCCTCACAATGCACCAGATGCTCAGCATGGACCCCGTAGCGGGACAGCTGTATGGTGTAGCACAACGCCACGCTCTGATGGACGAAGCGTTCGACGCCATGGGCGTTAGTGACACGTCTGCGTTCATGATGCGTCCGGACTCGCCAGAGTTCGCTCAGATGCAGGAGCAACAGGCGGCAATGGAACAGCAGATGCAACAGATGCAGATGCAACTCCAGCAGTTCCAGATGCAACTTCAGGAACAGCAAATCGCCCAAGGATGGGCGGCCATCAACAATAGCATGATGGATAAGATGGAAGACAACGCACGCGCAGATCGAGAGCTGGCAGTCGAAACCCGACAGGGCGACAGAGAGCTTGACATCAAAGCGGCTAAAAGCACGGGGTCCTAAGGGGCCCCTACCACACTAGAGAGAGAGCGAAATGAGTGAAGGTAATTACTCCTACGAGGAGATCCTAGAGGTAGGACGCGAAGCACAGGCAGTCCTGCAAAACCCAGTCTTCGGTATGGCCTACGCGGCTGTACTTGAGGACCTCCAGAAGCGGTTCTTCGAGACAGAGCCCGGCCACACACGGTCACTGGAGGAGTTGCGACGTGAAGGTAACGCGCTGGCTAAGGTCATCGGTAACCTGAACAGAGCAGTCCTGCAAGCTCAGCAGGTATTAGCGGCCCAGAGTGAGAGAGGTGACGCATGAGCGAATCAAACGAAGTACGTGGCGAATTCATGGAGCGCTTGGCGAACGAGCGCGGTGAGAGCCACATTGAGCCAACCCCCGAATTGACCGAGGAGCCCATCGCGGGTGACCCAGAGGTCGAGGAGGAGATCCTAGAGGACGGTATCGACGACACCGTTGACACGGAAGGCGAGCTTGACCCAGAGTCGGAAGCTGAGGAACTCAGTGACCCCGAGGACGGAGAGACGCCAGAAGTAAGCGCAGAGTACACGGAGCTTGAGGAGAAGTACAAGAGCCTTGAGCAAGAGTTCTCTCGCGTGACTGCGAATCGGAAGGAGATCGAACGCTCCCT